CCCTCTTAAACAATCCAACATGGGATATAACTCTTCCACTCTGCTCACTCAACCATGCTGCTACAGCACGATAGGAGTAACGCTTCAAGTGTTTCTTTGCCTGTTCCAGAAGCTCAAGCTCCTTAGGGATAGGCAGGAGTATATCTTTGTCGTTTGGGTCTTCTCCGTACCCAAAGGGAATTACTTTTCCCACTCGTACCACAGGCTTCCACTCATAATGATCACCATTATCAATGGGCTTAGGTAACTTCCATTCTGTTTTAATTTTTGACATACGACTTTGTACTACAGTTTATAAAACTTGTCAATCATTATTCTTGGCAGGTAGGATAAAGAGCGGGGTATCAGTCTCAATCTTGATTTCATCTCTTGCCTTGAAACCACCACGATCCAGCAGGTCTTTAGCTGCCAGCATCTTTTCTTTGTTGCCAAGGGCAGTAGGGTCTTGAAGAACTTCAAACATACTGTAAGCAGCCTTTACCCCAACACGGGCAATAAACTTTCTTGTCAGTACTGCGATCTCTTCTTCTAGACCTTCAACGATCTCTTTGGTAGAGTAGGTTTCACTATAGCCAGCCAACTTCTTAGCTTGCACATAGTTACCCTTAGCCTCTTCAAAGAGTACCGTAAGGAACATCTGTTGCTTGTCTGTAAGTTCTCTTGCCATTTTCTTATCCTACCGGAATAAAGGTTTCGACAACGCTGCCGATAGTGTCTACGTGACCTGCGCTACCAGTTGTAACTCTGATTTGATCTCCTGCAGAAAGGAATATTTGCAGTGGTACAAAAGTAATGTAATCCCCCGCACCAACATTCTTACCAGATAGAAAGTTAGAAAGATATGCTGTTGCTGCTACATATACTTTAATAGTAATTGTGTTTGTACCTGTCACGTTAATCGTATGCAAAAAGGTAAGCTCTGCAGTACAGTTAGCGGGACAGGTATAGATGGTAGTCTCATCCGTAGTCTTAACATCCCCATAGAAGGACTTTGCACGAGTGGCTTTATTCGGGGATGTTAGGTATTGCATTACTTGTTACGCTTCTTCATAGCGGCTTCAATAGCAGCCTTACGAGAGGTAGTAGGATTAGTAGTCGTTGTAGTAGTCTTTTTAATAGCCCGTACTGGAGAAGCACTAAAAGAACTCATGAGTTTTCCTAGCGGAGTACCAGCAGCAATACGCTTTTCACGTTCAGCAGCAGTCTCTGTCTTCTTAGCTGGCATACCAGCAGCAGGACCAGAAGCATAACCACCACGACCAGCTACCGTAGTCTTTTTTAGCCTATCTTGAAGTTGATTATTCCCCATCTTCGCAAAGGCTGTTTGTGTCCCTACCTTAAGTACTTTATTTCTGGCATCTTCACCCGCTGTATTGGTGTTTTTCTTGTTGTCAGTCTTTGTCAGGCTAGCAGGGCGGGGTTGAGGACGAGGAATCTTCTCATTCTTACCAAGATCAGTAGGACGAGGTTGAGGGCGAGCAGAACTCTTCTTCCCTGTCTCACCAGCAATGTTAGTGGAGTATGTTTCACCATCACCACCCTCAGACTTCAACCAAACAAATGTTCCACCAGCACCCTGTGCTTTACGCGCAGCCGCAAATGCTTTTCCAAAAGTTGACTTAGCCATTTTATTATTTACCCTTCTTAGCCATGCCGCCAGCAGCAAAGCCACCTAGAGCTTTCCCAAGACCAAGCATCTTAGCTGCGTCGGGCTTACTCTTAGAGGCTTTGGGCATAGCAGCCTTAGGCATAGCCATAGGAGCTTTAGCCTTAGCTTTAGGGGCCATAGCCTTAGCCTTAGGAGCCATAGCCATAGTCATACCACCCATAGCCATACCTTTTTTAGTTGCCTTCATAGTCATTCTCCCATTTCACAAGAGTCTTCCTCAGACTCGTTAGGTTCCCACGCTTGACACACCCTGAGGTTGTGGCAGATGAAATCAAATTTGGAGCAGTAGCCTCTACCACCACCAGTAGCGTCAAACTTATTGAAGGGCACTACATCCATTGCTTTAAGCATCTTAGGGCTGTCGTTGAAGTATTCGCAATTTGCACAAAGCTGGTTACGAGCATCAGACTCTTCAATATCCCAAATCTCTGCAGCTAACGACCAGAAGGGTTTGTTGTCCCCCGGTTTAGCTGAACCTACTTCAGGGCCTAGATGCCAATGCTTGACCAACCACATAGTGGTATCAAGGTTCTCTTTGGCAGTTGGCATCTCTTCTTCGGGAAGCATAAGTCCAATCATCATTTTACCATTTCACTTTATCAGCCCAGTAAGCAGCAGACATCTTACCTTTTGCAATGTTCTTCCCGTGTCTAGCCTTAAAGCTGGCACGTTTAGCTTTCATCTTATCAGTCTCACCAGCCTTAGGGGCACCAGCGGTAGATGCACCCTGCTCCCCAAAACGAATGGTCTTAATCTTGTCACCCTCTTTAGCAACAACGACATGGGACTTCTTAGGATGATCAGGAGTTCTCTTAGGCTTATTAAAACCCTCAACCCCTACCTTCTCTAGTCTCGAATCTTTAGCCATCTTTTAAACATCCTAAGTATTGATTTAGCTATCTGGTTAGGGGTAGGGAGTATCCATCCTAGGATTAGCATAAGTACTATCCAGATTGGTGTCTCATTGATAGTAACCTTACCCACATTCTCCGCAGTTAGTTTTGTCTGTTGTTCCTGAATCTGAACCATGTGCCCAGAACTATTCTCAATCTTCTGATCCCCAGTAGCAGTAGACTTACCTATCGTTTGGGTTGCAGTTTTCGCTACTTGGGTGTTCGCTGCTACGTTTGGTCCCCCGCCCGTTAAGAGACTCAATGGTCCCTTGCAGCCTGTCACTAGATTTCCCAACACTAGCGTTAGTAAAGCAACTTTAAGAAAACCGATTACCTTTAGAGAGATTGATGTCTGAAGGTAGTATTTGCAAGTTCCAAGGTACGTGTAACCCACAAACATCTTTCCCCCTTAATGGAACAATATGGTCTACTTGATAGGTATAACCAGAGGTAATTTCTAAGTCTCTTGCTAACCAGTGCATTTGATCTATTGCAGCTTTTTGCAGTTCGTTTAACCAGCTTGGTGTAGCTTGCTTAACACTTACTTTTCTTGCCATACTCCAGCTACGACCCCTATGCCTATTAGCTGCGGACCAAGCTGAACGTCTTTTTCTACCGTTATCAGTTTGTTGTTCTTTTGTATTTCGTTCCGAACAGCTCTTTCTATAGTCAGGGTCAGTTAGGTATCTATCTCTTTTACGGAGTTTAGCTATTTCAGATAGACAAATCCTGCACTCATGCTTAAGTTTATCTCTCGTTTTCGAGTGGTTCCCGAACTCTATCAGTGTCTTTTCTTTCTGACACAGCCGACAAACTTTTACTTCCACCTTTTCCAAACCAGTCTAACCCAAAAGCAAGAGCAGCAAACGTAAAGACGGGCCATACGAGGAGTTCAACGACATTGACATCTTTAACCTCCACTACATACATAAACCAGATCATTACCGCGATAGCTAACTCTCTCTTATAAGTCTTCATTTAGAAGCCATATTCTCAATAGTAGTTCTAATAGCTTTGATATTCTCGTCGATACGACCCATAGTTACAGCTTGGTTTTGAACAATCTCTTCCAAAGAACTAATACGGGTATCTTGTCTCACTAACTCTTTAGCATTGTTGTCCACATCACTACGAAGACTAGCTACAAACCAAATCAATGCTACAGTCTGACAAGCAATAGCAAAGATCAATGTAAGGGGAATAGATTTGGAAAGGTGCCAAGACTTGTTTGCATCATCATCAGACATTGGGATAACTCTTTCTGCTCAACTCGTAATGGGGCGCGTCCGGGAAACTCTTCCAATCACCACCCCACTCAAGGTCGACACCTAAGTCTTTAGCAGCTTGCTTCATAGCCTTCTCAATCGGAGGATAGTCCTTCCAATCCCAAGAAATAGGAAAGGGGGTAATATCTACAGCATGACCAGTAATGTGTCTGGAGTGTAGGGTCTTTGACTTACCAGCAGCCAAGAGAGTCTTTTGTCTCTCAAGGGTACGTAGTCCTTCAAGGACAGTAAAATCACTTTCTGAAATAGAAATAGCTCTTTCAACAACACGTTGAAGATCAGGATGAACCCCCTTCAAATTCATTAGGGACTTAGGTCCAAGTTTGTAGCTCATTCCCAATCTCTCTTCCTATCAGGTTCAAAGACATCCCGCTTCTTCAGGTGTCCTTCTAGATACATGGCCCTCTCAACGTGATCAAGGGTGTATCGTACTCCGGTCTTATGATGAATAGCTTCACGAACATAGAAGACATCTGAACGTGGAATGTGTACTTTGCGAAGACTTCTCTCATCGCCATCAGCTACAGCGTTGTAGAACTTCGTAAGCACATCATCGTCTAAAGAATATTTCATGTGTAGTTATACCTTAGGTTCTCCGATAGTCAAGCTCTTTGTTAAAGAGAACGACACAAACATTTATTTTTCATACCCTCTTGAAAGTTAGAAATCTTTACCTATCTTAAGATACATAAAGAGATACATAAGGCTTCTCTTACTTTCTTTCTTACTTAAAGGTATTACTACTTAAGTATCTCATAATGCTTCTCATCATGAACCATGATGATCCTACACGATGTATCTCATTATGTATCTTACTAAGATACCCGCAGTTCTCCTGTTTGTCAATACCTCATTTCAAATAAATCTATAATTCTGTAGTCACCTAGGCTCCTAGCATCAGGATAGACCCGCATTGGAGGTAACACCCTTCCTATACCTATAGGAAGCCATAGGAGGGCCGTACAAAGCTAAGACAGGGCTGTCCTAGGCCACCCTAGCCAAGAGACAACTTGATGCTGTAGCCCCTCTCCTAGCCTCTCTTTAACTGTGGTAGTCTATTACCTCCTTACAAAATAGGTTAAGTTCCATATAACAGGTGTGTACACTGTTAACCTAGAAGCTATCATAGTGGTTAACAGACCTACAAACTACCCCCGCTGTCATTATGGGTATACGCATACCGGGTGGACCCCCCATGGCCCATGCCTGCCCCATGCAAGCGCCGCGATTCCACTAGCTATGCCATGCCATGCAGAATCCTTTGTGTTGTTAGGCCTAAGCCATTGAAAACAATAGGGAAAATATAGAATGAATGATTATAA